CTCTGCCCACCCCGTGTTCGACCGCGGCTACCGGGTTCGGGACCTGAACGCCTGGAAGGCGATCGAGACTCTGCTGCGCCAGAACGACACCCCTGACATCACCGTCGCGTCCTTCGGTCTGAAGCGGTTCGAGGAGATCCTTGACGCCATCGCCATGCTTCATGAGCGCGGCTGGCATCTCTGGCATACGGAGGCGAATGTCTACGTCGACGGGGAGCGTCGGACCGTGCAGGCGATCAGAGCCCATTACAGTGGAGATTAGGCCGCTAATCGGCGCAATCTCAAAGGAATCTACCCCAGTGACGCAAGTCACTGGGGTAGATCTTTACCAGGTCTTGCACCTCGGCATACGTGCTGCGTAGTCTTGAGCCATCGAAGGAACTACCGCCTCGGCAGAAAGGAGAACTGAAATGGCTCGTAAAGGCTCCATGCGAGCGCAGCGCAAGCGCTGGGCGCAGTGGGAGGCGTACCGCAACGAGATGTACGTGACCGACGAGAAGGCACTCGCCCGCGCCTACCGGGAGTACAGCCTGACCGGCGTCCTAGAGGACCCGTGGACCGGGGACCGGTACTGTCCCTCCTGCGAGAAGCCCGAGCAGTACTGCGACTGCGGCTCCGCCGCCTGATCCCAACCCATCACTGACACCTATCAGTCATCACCACCCATAAGGAATCACCATGAGCCCCAAGCCCGGAACCTACTCCCTGACCTCCCCCAACGCCGTTCACGCCAACCACGCCCTGAACCACGCCTACTGGGCGCTCGGCGCCACGATCTTCGTCATGATCCTGCACACCCTGTCCGCGGCCGACGGCCTCCTCGACGTCGTGTGGGGTCTCTGGATGCTCTTCGAGTTCTCGCAGATCGTCCGCTACGGCGTCAAGGCGATCAAGGCCGGCATCCGGGACCGCCGCGTCCTGGCCTTCTCGATCCGTGAGGGCGCCTTCGTCTCGGTCCCTGAGGAGGATTATTTGTGAGAACATTGCTGAGAGTTATCGCATTCATCATCAAGACCTATAGAAGGAGGACGCGGTGAGCCGGAACGGAATCGTGAGCGCCGAGGAGATCATGCGCCGCGTGAAGGCGTCCCCCGGCGGTGACGTCCGGGACTCCGACATCCATGCCGTCAAGGGCAAGAAACCGATCTCCTACGTCCCGAACCGCCGGGTCGGCCGCGCCCGGACCAGGGCCGAGCTCGTCGGAGAGTACGTCCGCTACCTGACTGACATCCACGACCGCCGCAAGGACCTGCTGAGGATCCCGGAGGAGAAGCGGCAGGCACACATCCTCGCCGAGGCCGAGAAGGCCGCGGCACTGCACCTAGAGGAGAACTGATGAGTAACGACAAGTACGCGGACGACATCCGCCTGAGCGATCTGAGCGAGCACATCTTCCTGAAGCGCGGTAGCGACATCATTGCCGGCGCGATCATCTATCACGGTGACTGCTGGTGGAAGGTCCTCGGGAACGGGACAACGATGGAGAGCGAGATTCTGTACGCCGAAAAGGCCGGTGGCGCTGAGTACGGCACCGAGGAGGTCAAGATCCCCATCGACGACGCCAAGACGTACCTGACCGTCCTAGAGGGCGCCCCACTGCAGTTCCGCGACGGCGACCTCATATCGACCGAGTGGCCGGACAAGGACCTGATCTACGTGGACAAGGCGCTCCGAAAGGCCGCCACGAAGCGGGACGGCGTCTTCGAGAAGGACGAGGTGCACGGGCTGTTCGCCCGCCGGTACGACTCCGACGGCGACTGCTACTACGCGCCGGTCGAGGCCGACGATCAGGGCATCGACAAGAACTGGATGCTCATGGAACACTACGACCTCATCCTGGAATGGCGCCCGGTGAACATTGCCGCGGTCCTGAGGGAGGCGATCTGAGTGACGGTGTTCCAGTTCGGCGGCCCTCCCCGCTTCGCCCACCAGAAACGCGGCCTGGCGAAGCTCATCGCCTGCGGCGGAGTTGGGGCCCTCCTCATGGAGCCGGGCACCGGTAAGACGGCAGTCACGCTGGACTACTGCTCCCTCCTCGCGCTGGCCTCGCCCCGGCGCGAGGCCCGCGTCCTCGTGATCGGCCCGCTGGCCGCCGTCGACCAGTGGGCTCTCCAGGCCCTGAAGTGGGTCAGTCCTCAGGTCAACGTCTGGGCCGAGGCTCTCGGAGGGTCGGTTATGCAGCGGGTCGAGGCCATCAGCTCGAGAGGCGGGAAGGAGGTCACCAAACCGACAGGCGGCAAGGGTAGGGGAGCTGGGGACGCCGTCCGCGCACTCCACGCCAACCGGTCCTGGGCGCTGGCCGCCCGTCGAGATGGCGTCGATCTGGACCGGAAGATGGCGGCCAAGGCCGGTCCGGACGTGCTCGGGGACTCGAAGCCCCGTCTCGTGATCGAGGCGATAAACCTGGACACGCTCTCGCAGCGCCGGCAGGTCGGGTCCAGGACGATGGCCGACGTCGTGCTGAGAGCTGTCACCGACTTCGATCCCGACCTTGTGGTGATTGACGAGATGCACAAGATCAAGTCGGTCTCGTCCAACGCGTCCCGACTGGCGGGACGGATCGGCTTACGCGTCGAGCGCCGGATCGGGCTGACGGGGACCGTTATCCCTCACAGCCCGCTCGACGTCTACGCACAGTGGAGGTTCCTCGACCCTAAGGCCTTCGGACGGGTACAGCCCGACGGAGAACGCAAGCCTGCGACGTTCAAGGCCTTCAAGGAGGACTACGCCGAGATGGGCGGGTACATGGGGCATGAGGTCGTCGGCTTCAAGAACCTGGACCGCCTGGAGGAGATCATGGGCGAGCGCTCCTCGGTCGCCATCAAGGAGGAGTGCCTGGACCTGCCCGCCGCCGTCGATACGGTCCTTCCCGTCGCCCTGAGCCCGAAGGAGCTGAAGGCGTACGAGGACATGCGCACGAAGCTTCAGGTGGATTTCCGTGAGGAGGACGACATGCGCGAGGCCGCCTACGGCGGGGACGACGCGACGGCAGCCAGCCGCCTGGTCCGCATGACACGCCTACGCCAGATTACGGCCGGCCACCTACCGGACGACGCCGGCGAGGTGCGCGAGATCGGCCGGTCCAAGGCTAGGACCATCGCCTCCCTGATCCACGACACGTTGGAGGACGAGAAGCGCGTCGTCGTCTTCGGGACGTTCACCCGTGAGCTCACCGCGCTGGAGGAGGAGATCTCCGACAAGCGGACCACGGTCCTGAGGATCGACGGCTCCACGAAGCCGGAGGACCGTCTGGCGATGCGGCAGCGCTTCGGGTCAGATGATCCAGCCCGCCTCGTCATCGTCGCCCAGATTAAGACGCTGTCGGTAGCGGTGAACGAGCTGGTCACTGCGAGGAACGCTGTCTTCGCCTCGCTGCCGTGGCAGCGCGACGACATCGTCCAGGCTCGTGACCGACTCAACCGGCTCGGTCAGGAGAGAGCCACCACATTCTGGTACGCGCTTGCGCCGAACACCGTGGACGATCTAGTGTTCCAGGCCTACCAGGACCGTACGGACCTAGAGAAGGCCCTTATGAGTCATATCTACGCCGATAGGAAGTAGCGATAATCATGAGCCCCGCCCAGCGCCCCGAGGAGGACGTCATCACGGCCGAGAAGGCCACCTACTCCTCGCTCACCCTGCACCGCCGCTGCCCTCAGGCGTGGAAGTACCGCTACATCGACGGCCTGCGTCGAGCCCGGTCCGAGGTCATCCCGGCCCTCGACTTCGGTTCGTGGTTCCACGCCGTGCGAGCCCTGGACCGGATCAACAAAGGGGTCGTGGAGGGGACCCTCAAGGCCCGCCCCGAGGAGATACAGACCACGGACACTGGCCCGACCTTCCTGTGGGACGATTCCCCCGCAGACGTAATTGCGGCTTCTACGGAGTACTGGGCCCGGCTCGGAGAGGACGCGCGCGAGGTCTGGCTCGACTGGCTAGGCCAGCCTCTCCAGCACCGCCTCTCCCACGTCTACGCTGAGTGGCGGGAACGCTGGGCCGAGGAGTCGGAGAACGAGGCCGTCCTCGCAGTCGAGCAGCGCTGGGAGCGCGAGATTCCCGGCACCGGCGTCACGCTGTGGGGGTACGCCGACGAGGTTTACCAGGACCGTAAGCGCGGCATAGTCGTGGTCCGTGACTGCAAGACTTCCGGCACACTCGGCCAGGTCACTAGCCTGGACGAGATGATGGACAGCCAGGTCCAGCTCTACGCCTGGGGACTGTCACCAGACTGCGCCGAGTGGGGCGTGCCGGCGCCGCGCGCCGTCGCCTTCGACCGAGTGCGGTCCAAGGCGCCGAAGACTCCCAAGATCACGAAGGCCGGCAAGCTCTCCGCGTCGGTCAAGGACTACGACCTGCGCACGTATCTGGAGTGGTGCGCCGACGGCGTCCCCTTCGAGGGGATGAAGAAGGACGGTAGCGCGGCGGGAACCTACACGGCCGAGGAGTCCGAGATCGAGCGTCTGGCCTCGCCGCAGGTCGTCTCCCAGTGGTTCGCCCGGCACCTGACGCCCGTGAGCCCGTACCTCGTGCGCTCCCACCTCCAGGCCGCGGCCGACACGTGCTCGGACATCTCCCGGACGAGGGTCCGCGCCGGCCGCCGGGGCGAGGCGCCCCGCAACTTCGGGAAGGCGGCTTGCCAGTTCTGCGAGTTCGCCGACCTGTGCCGTGCGCAGATGGTCGGCGGCCCCGGCGGGGAGTACGCACCGGAGGAGTACGGTCTCCGCTACCGTGACCCGTCTCACAGCGGCAGGTAGCCCCCCCAGGCTTGCAATGCCCGCCGTCATACACCTACAGTTAAGCCACCACCCAAACAGCGGAAGGAAATTCAATGACCAGTTTTGCCGGCGTCAACATTGTTGACGTGGAGGAGGAGGCAGCCGACTATGGTCGGTGGCTGATCCTCGGGGCACCGGGTTCCGGCAAGAGCTCCCTCGCCTCGACCGTCGCCACTATGGGCAAGACCCTATTCATCGACCTGCCGGGCGAGAAGGGCACCCAGTCCTTCAAGAACGCCCCCTACGCCAAGAACATCGACGTGGTCCGCCCTGAGAGCGTCACAGCCCTGGATGACATCTTCTGGAGCCTGGACAAGGGGGGCCACGGCTACAAGGCCGTCATCATCGACAGCCTCACCGCCCTCCAGAAGATGACGATGCGCTACCTCACCGGCTTCTCGGAGACCGCGGTACGTGAGATCAAGCAGGGCACCGCCCCGGCTGACCAGCGCACCTGGGGCCAGGCTCTCGACATCATGACCGACACCGCCGTGTTCTGGTACGGCCTCGCCGACGGGAACCGTCAGGAGCCGATGCACGTCGTCATGACAGCCCAGGTCAAGATGGTCGAGGACGAGATCAACGGGGGCGTGCGCCGCTCGCCCGACGTCCAGCGCGGTGCTCAGTCGATCATCCGCGCAACCACGAACTACATCATCTACGCCGACGTTGAGGAGGACCTCGACAATACTGGCCGCGACGACGGCCCCTCGCTGAAGCACATCGTCCGCTTCGGCACCGACCCGGAGTACGGGACCAAGGCCCGTATCC